ATGCATGAAACAAATTGTTTGCATATAGCGGATAATTTTAATCCTCTAATAATGCATACTTATTTTACTCAAACACAATCCCAGCCCGTTACTACCTCTCCTCTACCTTTGATAAGAATTGCCTATTTCATTATGGTACATCATGAACCAGAAGTTTTCAAAAAACTCTTTCATCAGATTTATACAAGAGATCAATTCTACCTTATCCATATTGATAGAAAAGCAAAATCAGAATTTACAGAAGAAATTCAACAGTTTCTTATACAGTTTCCAAATGCTTATGTTTTACAAAGTATGAACATTAATCCTGGAGGTTTCAGCATGATACAAGCTGAACTTGATGCTATGGAATATCTTCTTAATGTAAGTTCTGAGTGGGATTTTTTTATTAATCTGAGCGGAGATGATTATCCCTTAAAAAATCAAAATATTATACGCCAGTTCCTCTCCGATAACACCAATAAAAACTTTATTTTCTATTACGATCAGAAATTTTACAGACCCGATACGCTTCAAAGAATCCAAAATCATTTTACTGAATTAGCTTATAAAATATCTTCTCTGATTTATAAAAGAGAGTTTATGAAAGGAATAACGCCTTATATTGGAGGAAAGTGGTTTATTTTCACACGCGATACCTGTGCTTTTATGTGCTATAATGATAAGGTCGTGAAATTTAAAAATTTTTATCTTCATACTTTTCTGCCTGGAGACTCTTTCTTCCAAACAGTCTTAATGAATACAACATTTCATGATATTGCCGTAAATGATGACAAAAGAATGGTTATTAAATTGTCAAAGGTAACAAAACAAAATCCTAAAATTTATATCAATAAGCTAAAACATGGCAATCATCTTTTTATTAGAAAACTAGATCACCAAAATGATAACTTAATTCTCAATTATATTGAAGAGAATTATAACTTTCCATTGCCTCAAACAGATCAGATAGGAAACGAACTTAAAACAGATGAAAATCAAAAAAATTAATTTAACTATATTATATATCTTTCTTTTCTATTAAACCTGTTTAGAATTCTGGCTTCCAACTTTTCTTTGCTTAGAATCTGTTTTATTTTTTCTTTATATAACTTCCAATAATTAATATCAATACTGGAACTATTAAAATAACATATTCTATCATTTAATATTTTTGGATTTATCTAGCATTTTTTTCAGACAATGGGCAAGACATGTTCTAAAATTTTTAAGAGGAGCTAATGCATATTCTTTTCCAATTAATTTTTCCATTCGATTATTATGGTCTTGGAAGATTGGAATCAAGTTGCTTTCTGTCTCTTGTTTTCCAGTTAAAAGATTCTTTACGTCAGTAGCATCAAAAGATTCTCCTGATAAATAAGATTTCTTTCGATTTCAAGGATTCTGAACAACAGAACATCAAAATACTTATTCATAGTCCGAGCCTTCTCAGAATTGCCTTTTAAACGGCTTATTTCCGAATTCCATTTTGAGGGATCTACATTTTTACCTGTAGAGAACTCTGAGCGCTTTCCATTAACAGTAATTCGTAAATAAACTGGAACTTGTAGATTGTTTTTTGCTTTTGATTTTTTAGCATAGAACAATACTGAAATTTTGGTTTTCATAATAATGACTTTAAAGGTTAAAATAATTTCCAGAGACCCATTAATCAAGATGTTCGATTACTGAACACCTTTACTGATGGGACTTTTAGAGAAATTCGGTTACCTGAAAAAGTCTAAATGGATAGGTCACCTAAAAGGCCACCTTTAATTTGTGAAAAAATGGCTTATTTTGATATACTACCCAAAATAAAAATCCCTCAAATCATACAATTTGAGGGATTTTGTTAGAAATCATCCAATTTCTTGTGGTTTCTCCAGGAATCGAACCAGGGACACATGGATTTTCAATCCATTGCTCTACCAACTGAGCTAAGAAACCATTACTTTAAAACACTTGTTTCATTGTTTTTTTAGTGGTGCAAAAGTACCAATATTATCTATACCACACAAATTTTTTAGTATCCTAATTTCCATGAATCTCCCATTTATTATTTATTGATTTGGTTCTCAGCACATAGAAAAAGAGAAGCTTTAACCCCAAAAGATATAAAATCTTTGAAACCCCTTGATATCTGAAGACTGTTAATGATTTTATTATGTAAAATACAGATAATTCTTAGTAATTTCAAACAAAAAAATTACATAATGGACATTAACCATGAAATCTTACAGATATTGTTATCTGTTATTGCAGGGGCAATTATAGGAATTGAAAGAGAGTTTCAACTAAAATCAGCAGGATTACGCACCATGATTCTTGTGACTCTTGGTTCCTGTATGTTTACAATGCTTTCTACAAGCATAGGTGCCGATAGCAGCCGGGATAGGATTGCCGCCAATATTATTACCGGTATAGGCTTTGTGGGTGCCGGAGTGATATTTAAAGAGGAAAACAGGGTCTCCGGGCTTTCAACTGCTGTTACTATATGGATCTGTGCAGCTTTGGGAATGGCTATTGGTTCCGGCTATTATATTGAAGCGAGTGTAGGAATGATCGTTGTTGTACTATTGCTTATTTTTCTAAAATATACACAAGACTCAATTGACAAAATCAGTACGCTTCATATTTACAAAATAACGATTCTGTACGATGATGAAGTTGTTACAAAATACGAAACTCTTTTTAAAAAATACCGTTTAAAACCTATACGTGGGAAACAAATTAAGCAAGGGGATTTGCTTACGGTAACATGGCGTGTACAAGGCGGAAGCAAAAATCATGATCATTGTTCGAAGGTATTACTGAATGATAAAGCTATTATTGAACTGAGCTTCTGATCAGGCATTGCAATTAAAATATCCACAACCAAAACAAAAAAGCCACCTTGTTAGGTGGCTTGTGGTTTCTCCAGTACTTTTTTAAACATTATATCGCATTGAAAATCAGACATATTAGTTAATTATTGTGTCTTATTTGTGTTTAATGTCTTATATTTTTCCGCTAAATCAGCAATTTTAGACATGTCAGAAAGTACCTTTTTAAGTACTTCCGCGTACTCTTCTCCTGTTTTATTTATGTTATTCTGGACATAAATAAAATCGCTTACATCATCATCTATAAATTTATTTATATCAATATTGGGATGAGCCTTCTGGATCTTCTGCAAAATTTCTAAGGTCATTTTATTATGACCATTAATAATATTGTTGATGACAGATCTAGAAACACCAATTGATCTTCCAAATTCAGCATTGGATATCCCTAAGTCATTGATATACTTAAAAGTTTTCTCACTGATATTCATAGAGTTGCATATTAAATAACAATTTTGTACAGAATTTATATACATTTTTGTATAGTTTTTCTTTACATTTGCTAACAGTTAGTAACATTAATTGACGCTAAGATAATGCAAAAAAAAGAACCTCGAAAAATTGATTTGGATATTGAATCTAAATTCAAAACAATAGACGATTATCTTCCAAAGAGGTATACTCCTCTTGTTCAGAAAAAATACAAAGAATTGTATAATGAGGAAGTTAGTGCAGGAAATATCAGACAGACTAAGTATGATAGAACTGGTAACATGAAAATAATCAGGGCTTTATACGAGGTCGCTGAAGAATCAAAATTTTAAATATAATATTTTATGAACGCAGAAAGAACTTATCCTGGCATGTGTGACGGCAGCTTGGAAATATTTTACCATGAGCCCTCATGTAAGCTTATGGTAATTAAAGGAGGTAAGGTTATGCCCTTTAAAGAACTAACTACAAAAGACACTCATTTCCTTCAGGAAATAATTGATAGCGATGAGAAGTTGAAAAATGTACTGGATCTATGGTTTTTCGACGATACACAAAAGAAAGTAGAATGCTTGGCAAGGTGTCGCTTTGGAGGATTAAATACTGTTCCGGATTATAGTGAAGGACAAATAGCCTCTCCGGATCATATAAACTGTGCCTACCGAGGTAAATGCATTGGAGAAGGGATTATATGTAAACCTATTGTATACAATGGTTTTTCATTAACTCCCTTAGACATTAAGGCGATTCAATTCATGTCTACAGATATGAAAAATACTGCCATCTGTCAAGAGCTTGAAATAGCGGAAGGTAGTTTCAATGTCTTCAGGACTATTCTTTATCAAAAGCTAGGAAATATAAAATCAAAACAAGAGTTGGCCAGAATAGGTGTTATGCTTGGCATCTGCTAAGTAGGTCGGCATTTTACTACCCTGCCCCGGCAACGGGGCTTTTAATAAATATATATGGCTGAATTTCCATTAAAAATAGAGATCAGAGTTCCGGAAGATCCAAAGGCCAGAACTAATATGATAATTAATTATATAGTATACAGGAGTTTAAATATAATTAGTGTTAAAAGAATGTTGATGTTGTCTGAAGTCTGTAAGCCTGATCTATCGGTAATCATAAGTAGGATACATTCTTTCAGATTAGATGTTGATATTTTTAATTTATGCGTGATAATCAAAATGATGGAGCGTTATAGGTTCCTGACAAATGATGAGATACTACTCTTGAATGCTGAAGCTAATAAAGCATTAATTGAAAACTGTGATTACATGGACCTTAAAAACACATCATCACTTTATAAAATTATAGATACTGTACGGATAAAAAATTAACCTTAAACTATGATTTATGAGTACCTATACCCATCTATTTGATCTTCCAGGATTTGACTACGAGAAAATTTTAAGATATGCAAAGAAGATAGATTATTCTAATTATATGGATTTAGCACATGATCATATTCTAACAGGTAAAAGCATGCAAACTTTAAAATTTTATTATAAAACCGTCAATGAGATAGATTATACAATAAATGAAGATACTTGTAAGGTTTGCGAAAAATGTAATGAAATAAAGCCTATTGCGGGTTTTAGGAGACGTAATAGAAACGGGAAAATATATATTGAAAATATATGTAAGTCCTGTAATACTGAAAAAGATATCCAAAGAAAAATAAAATCAAAAAATCATATTATGAAATTAGTTAAGATAGAAGTACCAAATGGCAAAAATAATCGACGTCCAACACTAACCTTTTCAAAGAAGGGACTGTTCTCAATAAACCCAGCGATGTCAGATCTAATTAAATTAAAGCCAGGAGATAAGATCGTATTTCTAAAAGATGAGGAAAAACCTAGGAACTGGTATATATCAAAAAGTAAAGAAGATGGATTTCCGATCCAAATTACTACCAGAGGCAAATATACCTCACGCAAATTTCAAAAAAGACCGCTTTATGAAATTATGAAAAAGACATTAGGTCTTTCTGAAACCTCTAATAGTTTTTCTATTGGTCCAGAAACCAGATATGAAGGAGACATCTATTATCAATTGATCCTAAACAAAGCCTAACAAACAATGATAAAAGATCCACGTGTAAGAGCCTTTGTAGAAGTCGAAAGGAAGAAAATGCTGAATAGTAAGTTTCCGCCTATAACTATAAAAGATCTTATTAAGAATCATAACCACGAAATGTGGAGAACCTGTTTTGATTGTCTTCATCATTTTGATCTTAAAAAAGAAGTTGAAATCGATCAGTGTCCGAAATGTGGAAGTAAAAATATAAGATAGAGCTAATTCGAAAAGTATTATTCATGGCACTTTCAGAAGAATTAAACACAAATAAGGCACAAATTGAAAATAATTGTGTCAATTAAATTAAAACTAAATTTTATATGAAACCAACTGAAAAAGCTAAAAACCTAGTAGACCATTTTTTACCAAGAGTTTACTGTTATATGGGTAGCGGAATGTTAACAAATACATATGATGATGAAGTAGCAAATGACAATGCAATTAAGTGTGCTCTCATCTGTGTAGGTGAATTAATTTCGGATTTAGAGAAAAGTCTGGATATTGTTTGCCAGTTTAATACGAATGAAGATACAAGAATAAACTGGCCTTCATCAATTATTTTCTGGAAAGAAGTTCGGAATGAGCTAGAAAAAATGGATAGATCAATTCCTATAGTTGAAATTAAAAAGAAAGAGACAGGGATTGATCTGATTTTGAAAGAAAGAACAAGGCAGATCAATGTTCTGGGGAGAACATTGGAAAATGACATTAAGATAAATGATGATAATCAGTTAAGTAGGGCTGCCTATGGATTACTTGCTAAAGAATTTGATGATTTCTGCCAAGGATTCGATGAACTCACTCCTTATAAATGGGATGAAAAATCCTATAAAAAGCTATATGATAAACAATTTAAGGAAAGGCTCGTTATTGCAGGAGCTTTAATTGCTGCAGAGTTAGATCGATTAAATTTTCAAAAGAATGAAAACATTTCTCTTTAAATTCTTGTTAAAATTTTCTAGTAAAAAAAACACTAAAAAATCATTGGTAATGGGCAAATTTATAATATCCGCCACGAATCGCCAGACAAAAAAAAGGGAGCCGGTTACGGCTCCTATGTCTCGGGAAGATGCAGAACACTGGTCAGCCAGACCAAAGCATAAACAAACTCACAAATATTTTAAAATCGCAAAACATCCTTATCATGCAAAGTAAATTCAAACCAATATTATTTTCTACAGAAATGGTTAAGGCTATTTTAGAAAATAGAAAAACTAAGACAAGAAGAATATTAAATACTGGTATAAAAACAATGCCCGAAGATACCGTTGTTCATATCACTGATAATGGTGCGATGGCCCATTTCCAGTCAAAAAGTTTTAATCCAACCAATATTTGTGGAATTAAAGGAAAATACGAAATAGGCGATATCCTATGGGTTCGTGAAACATTTCAGAAATTAGAATCATCCTTACACCCTGGTGTTGATTACCTGTATAAAGCAGATATAGATCTATTTAATCCAGACATGATTTTGTGGAGCCCTTCCATCCACATGCCCAAAGAAGCAGCTCGGATTTTTTTAGAAGTTACGGATATAAGGGTAGAGCGCTTGCGGGACATTTCGGAAGAAGATGCAATTGCCGAAGGTTTTGGAAAAATTATTAATGAAAAATATGTACATCCTGGCTGGTTTCTAAATCATTTAAATAACCATCACATGTTTAATGCAGTTGATTCTTTTGCATCAATGTGGGTAAAACTTAATGGAAATGGTGCATGGAAGCAAAACCCTTGGGTTTGGGTGTACGAGTTTAAAGTAATCGAAAAACCTGCAGACTTTGGAATCAATTAACCCAATCATATACGGCATCATAGCAGCTGTATTGATCTCCTTTATTTCCTGCGTGACTATTCTGGCAATTATGGGAGTAGATTATTTGAAGAAAAATAAAACAAACAAATCTTAATTATGAAGAAACATATTCTAATACACGGGACTCACGACTATTTAAAAACTACTTTCATCTGTAAGCTTTTAAAAGGTAAAACTTATGAGAGGATTAATAGTAAAGACCCTACGACTCTTAAAGGTAGTTTCTCATTATGTATGGAAGCTGAAGGAAAAGATATTTTATATTATCAAAACGTTGATACTCTAGTTGATCCTTGTGACTTCATGCCTATAATAGGAGCATGTTATGAACATAAAACAGATAAAAATATTAAATTTTCAATGCCAAGTTTAATTGTTGAATATTCAGGAAGGATATCTATTCCTAGAGAGCAAACCTTTTTACGAAGGTTTCACATTATTAATGTTGACACGATGTCTTATTTCGAAGTAATTAATTTTTTAAATAATGGATTAAGAACTACAGCAGAAGATTAATTATGAGTAGAATTAAACTTCCTCCGGAAGCTCTTAAAAGAAAGTACAGTGCTGCCTATCGGCTCCGGAAAAAACTTGGTCTTACCAAATTTCCAAAATATCAGAAGAATATTTACAGCAGCTTAGACGAAGAACTGCTCAACATAGCAGAAGTTAAAATCCTAATAAATGAATTTGGCTTTGTAATAAAGCCACTAATAAAGTGAATTAAACATGGCATTTCCAATTAATCAAGATCAAATATTTGCAGCAACCAACGGAGGACTGGATATCATTACCAGGTTCATTGATGGTGTAGATCCTAACAAACACTTTAAAATCCGGAAAGAAGGAACTGAGTCTGCAAACATGTCAAAGAAAGACGGAATTTATTTCGTGCGAGACTGGGGTGATGTAGGAGGCTTCTTTGAAAAATCCCGCCATGCAATTCATATTTATTCACACTATACAGGGAAGACTTATTTCGAATCGCTTCTGGATCTGGGTAGAGAATTGGGATTAGTTGATGATAAAAATACTGCAGTAAAGAATATCACCTCATGTAAGTTCTATCAGTTCCAGGGTGAGCTGAACGATCAGGGGTTCTGTTATGAGACTAAGGATTTTACTGATTATGAACTGGAGATCCTTGGTCCTTTGGTTACTCCGGAACTCTGCAGGAAATATGGTCTTTACTCTCTGAAGTCTTATTCCTGGATAAAGTCTGATGATCTGCAACAGAAGGAAATGTGTACGGTTTATACAGTAGAATCGTCAGAGCTCTACCCTATCCTGGCATTTATTGTCACGGATGGGAAAAGTAAATTATCGGTAAAAGGAGATCAGGTCGGGGATAAAGTAGAAGTTGAAAAAGCCGAGACTATGTGGCTTAAAATATACCAACCAAAATCACACGATAAAAAATACCGGTTCTCTTATCTGGGGAAAAAGCCTAAGCAGTATATATTCGGTTTAGATCAGTTAAAATCGACATACAATAAAATTCAGGAAACTGATGAGAGTAATACTGCAGAAGATGGGACATTGTTAAAATTTAAAAAACTGGAAAGAGTGGTTATCTGTTCCGGAGATAGGGATAGTATTAATATGGCTTCTACCGGAGAAACTGTTGTTTGGTTTAATTCCGAGACTGCAGAAGTAACTGAATCACAAATTGGATTGCTATTCAAGTATTCTAATGAAGTTATTAATGTCCCGGATCTGGATCCAACAGGTTATGATGCCGGGCAAAAACTTGCATTAAATCATTTAGATGTAAAAACTGCCTGGCTTCCGGATTCTCTAACAAAGAAAAAAGATTTCCGGGGGAATCCCCTGAAGGACTTCACAGACTATATTAAATCTTTGACTTCCTATGATGACAAGGATCAGAAGGAAATGAAGATTAAAATAAAGAGATTCATTGAGCTTGCTAGGCCTGCCAAATTTTGGTATAAGAAACAGCGTATTAATCGGGATGGAAAGCCTACTGGCGATGTTACTTATATCATCAATTATAAGAATGCTTTTAATTTCCTGAAGTTAAATGGCTTTGCCAGAGTAAAAGATGAATACCATAAGGATGGCTACTACTTTATTAAGCAAGAAAAACATGTTATCCGGAAGACAACTGCTCAGGAGATAAAAGATTTTTTCAATCAGTTCCTGGACAAGAAACAAAAAGAACATGGACTTAAGCTTTTTCCAGATGAACTACTTAATATGCTTATTGGATCTGAAGCAGTATCCGATAAAAAGCTGGTAAACCTGGAATCTAAAGATTTTGATTTAATAGACTTTACACCAAACAGCCAGTATTTTTTCTTTGATAAATTCATCTGGCATGTAACTAAAGATAAGATTGAAGAGATCACTAAAGGTTATAGCCGTTATGTTATGGAAGAGGATATCCTGAATAACATCATTAAGGAAAAATCAAAAGTAGATTTGGATTCTTCTAAAGTAAAAGTCCTGGAAAAATTTTTCCATATCGATAAAGGAGAAGACGGGAACTGGATTTTGGATATCCAGAAAAAAGATTGCGATTTTATGAACTATTTAATCAGTGCAAGCCGTGTCCACTGGAAATCTGAATTAAACGACCTGAAGCCTCATGAGTGGGATGAATATTTAAATACTCATAAGTTTATTATAAATAGTAAAAAGTTAACTGAAGATCAGATTTATGAACAGGAGCTGCACTTCATCAATAAAATTTATGCGATTGGATACATGCTGCATCGATATAAAGATGATTCAAAATCCTGGTGTTTGTATGCGATGGACAATGAAGTGGTAGATGATAATCAGTCACACGGTAGATCCGGAAAATCCTTGCTGACAAATAGAGCACTCCGGTTGTTTATGAATTCAAAGTATATTCCCGGTAGAAAGAAAAAAATTATAGAATCGGAATTCATCTATGATGGTATCACCAGAGAAACGGATTATGTTCTATTTGATGACGTTAATAAAAGCTTCAGGTTTGATGATCTGTTTACCGATATCACTGGAGATCTTCACGTCAACCCTAAATCTGTCAGTCCTTTCATCATTCCTTCACATGAGTCACCTAAGTTCGCTATAACAACAAACTTTGCTCCAGTGAACTTGGACACATCTACATTAGGGCGTATTCTGTTTATAGCATTCTCAGACTGGTATCATATTAAAAATGATACTTATGGAACCCGTGAGATTCCGGATGATTTTGGAAGGCTTTTCTTTACCGGCTGGGATGCTGAGCAGTGGAATTACTTTATAAACTTTATGATGCAATGCTTGCAGTTTTTCCTTGGTTGCAAGCAAAAAGTGGAAGCTCCTTATGGAAGTATTAAGAAACGTAATTTGATTGCTGAGATAGGGCCTGCATTTATGGATTGGGCTGATGAATTCTTCTCCAGGGAAAGAATGAATACAATGGTGGTAAAAAAAGAAGCTATTGAAAATATGCATGCTTCCAGTAAATATCTTTCTGGTGTTTCAGTGAATTTATTTAAGACCAGGTTAACCCAATACTGTGAGCTGAAAGGTTACATATTTAATCCAAAAGAAGTACAAGGTAAGGACGGCCGAGTAATTAAATGGGATAAAGATGCTCAGAAATCAATAGAATGTATTTATATAAAAGCTCCTTTGGATCCGTCAGAAGTACCTGAAGGAATGACGCTTTTTGAAAATGAAAATGATAATCCTTATGATTAAACAGCCATTAGATATTAAGATACTCCGTGACGAGATTGGAGCAATGAGTTTTCAATGCTGCCTGGTTAATGTCGACGTAATTGGCATCCGGCTCCGGAAGAATTATGAAACTGTCATAATTCAGTATATCGCAGCCAAGAAAGTAGGATTCATATATGAAGGTGGTAAACTTACCCAGGAGCAGGTTCTTTGGGTTTTTAAAGATGTCCCGGACAACTATAACAATCTCGACGATTACGAGAAAGAATATGAAGACAGAGTAGATATACTCTACCCTCCCAGACATAACTATGTTTTTATTGGAGAAAAAATAGTAGAAAAAAAAAATAAAGCGTAAAAAAATAATTATGAAAAATATTAAATTAAAAAATCATTCATTTATACTTGATGCCTGTTGTGGAGGAAAAATGTTTTGGTTTAATAAATCACACCCAAATGTTATATTTCAAGACCAAAGAATAGTAGAAACTATTGTTGTCGGGTCCGGCAAAAATGCACGAAATTTTGAATGTAATCCTGATATAGTGGCTGATTTTAGAAATATGCCATACCCTGATAATAGTTTCTCACTTGTAGTATTTGACCCACCTCATTTTACTTCGCTTGGAAAGAATAGTTATATGGCTAAAAAGTATGGAGTCTTAAACAAAGAAACTTGGAAAGAAGATATTAAGAATGGATTTTCAGAATGCTTTAGAGTTCTGAAGGATACTGGGATTTTAGTGTTTAAATGGAATTAGTATGACATTAAACTTAGTGAAGTTCTTAAATTAGCGCCTTGTCATCCGTTGTTTGGTCATCCTTCAGGTAAATCCCAACAAACCCATTGGGTGTGCTTCATGAAGCTCAAAGAGTAATTTAAACTATCTATCTATTGAGAGGCCTGGTGATTCGTCACCGGGCTTTTTTCATGCAATTTTCTAAAGAAAAACAAGCAGCGGGCGGTGCTTTTAACCTCCCTTGCAACCCTCTATAAAAACTTTAAATAAATTGTAAGATTGTAATGAAATATCCGAAGTGTTTATTCTGTAAGACATTACAGTATTTATTCTTTTTTGTAAGACTTAGAATATCCTTACAAAAAAAATGTAAGGAAAAACAACCTTACAAAAATTTAAAACCATAAAAAACAGCTATTACAGACTAGTAATCTCATAAACAACACTGATAATCAACAAGTTAAATACACCTTACAATCTTACACAAAAAATCACACCTTTTTTAGTTTTGAGCCTTACAGTTTTGTAAATATTTTCTGTACTTTTGTGTATAGTAATTGAAACATTTTCTGTGAAATACGAGTTTTTAGATATCGAATTTTTCAAAATTGTCCCGGCTAAAATTATCCAGGCTAATGCTAAACGTGCCGATATCTTAAATCTTGCCACAGATCTTCCGGAGTATTCTCATACAATAGGAACTGCAAAATTTTTAACTGAAGAAAAAGACTCGACAGCTGGTCCATACTTCGAAAATCAGTTTAACTTTTCATTTCCTTCCTATATAAATGATTCTCAGCTTTCAGAAATTAAAAAAGCCGGTGCTGTATTATTATATGCAGATACTGGTAGAATTCTGGTTCTATACCAGAATGATGTTTTTAGTAATGGGAAGTTGAAAAGCTCAATAAAATCCAATGATGAAATAACCGAAGTGTCCTTTCAAATACAAACTATCCAGCACCTATGATCCAAATTTTACCAGTTTATGTACCTGGCTACTTAGTCCCTTTCCTCATTAAGGAGATGGACGGTGTCTCCGTTATTCAGAATACAGAACAATTTACCAATATTAAGATTGAAAAAAATTCGATTATTGGGATGTTTCTGCGAAGGAACATTAAGCCAAGCTATAAAATAAAGAATTACCAGATGGTAATCTATTCAAAAAAAATCGGTCCACAGAATGCTTTTTCTATTGATCTTTTGGAGTATCAAAACTCCGTTGAATTTCGAGTGGATCTAACTTTTGAAGAGCTGGACAAATTCTATAAATTTCTTTCTCATTTATTTACTATATCATTTTTTACTTTTGTAAAAGGGTATCTAAAAGCCCGGAAAGATGACGGAAAATCCTATGGTATTTTAATGGAGGCAATCCGGGCTATTATAGATGAATATGATCTGCTGGAATATTCATTCTCAGAATCTCAGCTGAAGGAGTTATACTATTCTCAGTATCGAAATGGTTGCTGCTCCGGCCTACATAAGAACCTACCCTTTCCTAAAAACTTTCTATAATTTTTCGCCTTGCTGTTTCCGGATCCTTTGCTAAATACATTTGGCAAAAATTGAGTCTTGAAATTTAGTCTGCACAAACAGCATACAGATACAGCTTTACCGCAATCAGTTCAAAAGGAATTGATTCTGGCGTATGCTTCAGACATTGAGAGAATGCCTGAGACAGATTTGCTGGGTCTCCAGGCTATTGAAAATATTGTATTTAAAGATGGTGCATCAAAATACTTTCTGTATCTGACTCCTACACAAAAGAAGAGATTATCTGCAATTGAAGGAGATACAGATGTGAAAGGCTTTATTCAGGAGATTAGTGGAAGCTTTCCTGGTACAGCTCAGAAAGTTTCTGAATGGATCTATCATAATCTGAATGAAGGTTTTGTAATAATTCAGCCTTACTGCAGCTCTGGTTACAGTAAAATTTACGGATCCAAATACAATCCTCTCTTTATCACCGGACGAATTTCTGAAGACCAGGAAAGCAGTATATGTGAATTAACATTTAAGCAGGTTAAAAAATCTAAAAAACCTTACCTAATCTTTAATGATGCTGCATTCCGCAACAGAATATTTGATGAAACACTCGATTTAACATTTGAATAATATGGACTTTATAGATGAAGTAATAGATCAGATCCGGAAAGAAACATCTATCGGAGGGAATCGAAAAGAAAGAATTGCCAATGCTCTCCAGCTGCTAAGGGATAATTCCAATAATTTTAAAGAACCCGCTACTGTAAGTCGAGGAAAATTATCCATGAGAACTGACGGTGAAAACTTATATTTCACGGACTCTCAAAATAAAGAACAGGAAATAATTCTTTCTGACGAGTTTCGAGCAAGTGTTAATACTGGAATCACAGGTACTGCAGAACTAAATACAGTACCGTCTTCAACGAAATATGAACGTTGGAAAATTGATATGCCAGGAGATTATCCTAATTTTATTGAAAAGGATGTTAATGGAAATAATGTTCCGATATCCATTTCTCCAAAAGAATTTGAGGAAAATGAAATTACTTTATCTGTAACCAATGGAATAGCAAAAAAGGAATTAAGTAAAAAGAAAGATCCAAAAACTCCAAAGTGGGATAAGGATACACAATATAGTAATGATAAGCAAGTTACTTTTTCAGGACGTATTTGGGAATCTAATTCTATTACTAAAGGTGATGTTCCTGGCGTATCGGATAAATGGAATGAAGTTGTCGGAAGTAAGTATACAACTCCAGTAGATATATACGCAATTTCAAGATATATTAGAGCTGATGGAGGGTTTGGTGGATTTGACGCTTACATAGGTTCTGATAAGGTAATATTGAGGAAAGGAGAAAAAATTTCTGCCAAATTAGTCGGAGAATACATTGGAAATATAGCACTGGGAGTTTGGAGCTTAGATGGTATTTTTCAGCCTTCACAATCTATGTTCTTTAAGGATAATAGCAATATTAATGAATATAGCTATACCGCTACAGGAGATTGCTTAGTCGCTGTTTGTACGCTAAGAAGTGGAGGAATACCAATAGGCGGTGCTGAAATTGGTTCTTTCGTTATTACCAATTTAGATATTAACAATGACCGATCCAGTAATGCTGTAGCAGGATATTCAGAATTTAAGAAATTAAAAGATAATAGCACTCTTTCAGTATTGAATAAATCAATATTTAAAGGGATTGGATATTTTACTCCAGAAGGTCAATTGAGTGGTTATTTACCACATCTGAGATTTACTGATTTATTCAAATTAAAAGCTGGTGACCAGATAGAATGTTTATCAGATATTCAAGGAATTTTAATCTTTGAATTAGATAAAAAGACAGTTAAATCTGTGCCTTCTCCTATCAGTGTAGATAGTGAACCTATCAGAAAACTATTTACATATACTGCAAATGCTGAGTGTTACGCTGTGTTTCAATCTGGATTAGCTGAAGGAATTCCGGTAGCTGATGTAAAAATGATGTCAAGTTATTTTTTAACTCCTAATGACATTGATAACATAAGCAGTGTTAATAATGTTGCTTCATATAAATCTGTAAAGCAATTATTAGATAATAATAAAACATCTAATTATAGTGTTTCGTTTCTTCGAAATGTTGGCTATAACGATGGTCAAGGTATTAATCCAAGCGTTCCGGATTGGCGATACTCCAATTTGATATTTGTACCCAAAGGATCGTCTATTAGTGCTTACCTCGGTACTGAAAAATATGATCCAAATCCTTTAGGAGAACAAGTAAATGTTCTTATCCGGGTATATAATTCTGACGGTGTAACGCTTAAAACAGTTGTACGAGGTAATTTCTTAGGAATGGGAACTGTCGGCTATGTAACGGAAGAAGACTGTTATATCGGATTCAACTCATTCTACTCATCTGCAATGCCCTCTATTACGATTAATGAAGGTAAGATATACGCAACGCCGAAGGATATCACTGGAGGCTCTGGGGGCGGTGTTGGAAAATTTATTCCGAATATAACCGAGAACAACCCAAAGCAGTTAATTAAAATAGCACTTACTACAACCGATCCAATTCCAGAGGCTAAAGGAACGCTGATGAAAGGTTCTGGCACAATTGAAATAGATAATGTTAAGTATGATCTATTTATGACATACGAAGTGCAAGGCTCTTCTTCTGCTGCCTATCCGGAAAAGAACTGGACTATTGCTCTTTATAGCGATGCAGGGTTTACAACGTCTAAGAAAATAAGGCTGGCCAATCTGTTGCCATACAGTAAATATGTATTAAAGGTCAATTATATTGATCCTACTCATGTTCGTAATATTGGGGCATTAAGAATATGGGAGCAAATGATTCAAACTAGGTCAGGTTTTCCGAAGCGTGAAACTGATTTTGCGTTAGTTAGAAAACAGCATCCAGAGAATATGGAAACGGGAGCTTTAGGCCATGTTGAAGGTTACCCGGCAATATTAACCATTAACGGAGTCTTCTATGGTATAGGGACATTTAATATCGGTAAGGATAATGATAATTATGATCTCCTGAAAGATGACCAAACTCATATCCAAATTGAATTAGCAAATGCGGTTGATTTTCACCAGATGAATAATATCGAAGTGAGAGTACCTAAAACGGTAACGGCTCTAACAAATGCTAACATTCAGAAGTTTGCAACAATGGCAGCTAAAACCGGAACTGAATTTAGTGCAGCAGCCAGGCAAATGCTTTGGAGTCCCAATGTTGTCGATTTCTATTTGGCATTAGAATTTTTTCAGTTGATAGACTGTGTGAGCCGAAATACTCATATCATGAGTTATAACAGCTTTGATAAGGTATTATTTACGCCTTATGACTGGGATAGCTGGGCAGCCGATGTCTTCGGAAATCCAAGTGCCAACCCTGAAGCTTCAGTCTGGGATACTGCTGTTAATGTTCCGGATAACACGATTATTTTTTGGCGTGATAAGGTAGGTACAGAGTATAGACAGGAAATACTTAATAGATATGCATATCTAAGAAGCTGTGGAGTTTTCTCACTGGATAATTTCTATGATGTAACCAGAAATTTGACCCTAAAATTTGAACGAAGTAATTATGAGAAAGATGTTACTAAGTGGAATAAAATGCGAGACAACACAATACAACTGCTTTACAACTACATGGATCGCCGTATAAAGTACCTAGATATAAGATTTGGGTATATAAAGAATTAAAGATTAAATACCATTCCTTGGGAATAAATAAATCCAATTATTATAATGAATCCGCAAGAAGCTATTGAAACAATTCCTGTGCTCGTAAAATTATTGAAAGACAGAAATACCTATTACGTAATTGTTTTAGGGCTTCTTGCTGCATATATCTGGAAACAAGATAATGAGATCGCTGAATTAAAAGCTGACAAAATAAAGCTCGAAAATCAAATTAATGAATTAAGAAACAGAGACTGTGTTGAAGAGTTCAGGGTTTGGCAGGATGCTCTAGCTATAAGGAAATTGGAAGTTAATGTAGCTGACAGCCTGGTCCGGGAACAAACCAAAGATGCAAAGACACTTTTAAAATCGAAATAAAATGAAAAAGAATTTTTTGATTGCAATATTGGGGATATCAGTTATTATACTGGTCGCCAATTTATTCAAGGGTTGGTTTACCCTAGATAAGAATGAGAGAATAGCAAAGGAAGCTCTTCAGCCTAAAAGAGATACTATCATATTGACAAAGTATATCAATAAAAAAGATAGTACTACTATTGGAAAGTTCGAAGAAAAAAAAGGAGAAATCATTAATAATTATGTATCTAACAAGTATATGACTTATGTACAGGATACGCTAGCGCCAGCCTACAATATTCAGAAGGAACAGATTAATGAACTAACCAGGGCAAACATGGTTCTGGAGGGTAAATTAAAAGCTGCCAGAATAGAGGTTGATGTTAATAAAAAAGCCCGAATATATTACGAAAACAAGTATATGCAAATAGTTTCTAATGAAGCTGACAGTACCGTCGATTACAGGTATAATGCTATTGTAGATATCGTCAACTATAACGAGAGAAAATGGTGGCTTGGAAAAGAGAAATCTTTCATTGGTATCTCCAGTCCGGATAAGAATTTAAAAATTAATGGTGTAGAGCATTTCAAAAAACAAATTGATATAAAAAATAAGCCTTGGGGTTTAGGTGCTCAATTGGGATATTATTATGCTCCTGCAGCTAATCAATTTTATCCGGCATTCGGAATAGGAATTTCGTACAATTTTTTAAAATTTTAATTATGATTTATTCACCTTTAAAAATTTTCCCTTCAGCTGGACATCACAATGCTGATTCGGGAGCTGTATCTAATGGTTATAAGGAAAATGAACTAACAAAAGAAGCGAGAAATATAATCGCTGTAAATTCTAATGCTGAAGATCTGATCATGGATAAGGATTGGGAAACCAATTCACAGTATCAGAGAAGGATTAAACCTGGCTCCGGATCTGTAGTATTTGATATTCATTTCAATGCCGGTTCTCCAACTGCAGGCGGTACAGAATGCTATGTGAATACTCATGATTTTTCAGATAAAAATTCTATGAGTTTCAGAATGGCATCTGAAGTTTGTGATTTTACATCAAAAACTCTGGGTATTAAAAACAGAGGGGTGAAATCTGAAGGTAATTCTCAGCACTCCAGATTAGGAATACTTAATCTTGGAGCTGGTTGCTCCGTGTTATGGGAAATATGTTTCATTACTTCAGTCCTGGATATGCAACAATACCAGGCGAAGAAAGAAGAGCTTTTAAAAGGTGTTGCTAAAATTTTAAAAATGTATGACGACATGAAGTAAAGTCTTCAATATTTTGTATATTGGTACAGGTAATTTGTTTACCTTAAATCCACTTGAAAGCCCCGATTTTGATTCGGGGCTTTCTTTTTAATTTTCTTTTTCAGTTGCTTGGATAACCTGTTGTGCAAGATCTACGAGCTTTAACCAGTTCTCTTTACTCAGGCATATTTCCTTTTCATTATGTTGGATAGACATCCAACTATCCTCCGTATCCAATGTAACCTCTTGAATTACTTTCTTAGGTTCATCTTCAAATAATTGAACCTCCTGTGATTTCGTCATACAATTAATTTTGATGTAAAGGTGAAGCTATATTTATTATAAAAAATACGGGAATCCGTAATCATGAAAATTATTTACTTTTTAATTTTGCCAAGGAAGAAAGATTCACTTTAAGTGAATGTGATTTGGTGGGCCCTGATTTTTAATCGGGGCTTTTTTTTACTTATAAAAAAGTTTTTAATCACCTTACGGGAATCCGTAAAACATTAAAAAATATACATTCTATATTTGTCATAGAAATAATAGGGAGCTGGAAAACCCTATTAGCATTAATATTAATTGGATCATAATGAACCGGGCAGACGTACACTGTCCGGTTTTTTATTTTATCTTTTCCTGATGTCTCCGACATTAGTGTCGGTGACCTCTTATTTTTTTACACTTTTTCTTTTTTTCGCCTTGCTGTTTTCCCTGGCATATCCTGCCATTTTCGCAATATGAAACATCTATTATCAGAAATATTAAGGGGCACATGGCTTTTGAATGTACAGGATCCTGGACAATATCAAAGAATAGCCAGTGCAGTTTTGGATGGCAATTTCAAAGAGCAACCAAAACCTGATGCTTTTAAAATCATGGGAAAAACATCCTATGATAATGCAGGAAATGCAATAGTAAAAGATAAAGTTGCCGTTATCTCTATGATTGGAGAAATGACAAAGTATGATACTGTGTGTTCCTATGGCTCCGAATACTACGTTTCAGAAATGTTAAAAGCAGAACAGGATGCTGATATCAAGGGTATAATTCTAAAGCTTGACGGACCTGGAGGAAATGCAGATGCTCTGCCTGTATTTGAAGAAATTAAACCACTTATTAAAAAGCCGGTTGTTGCTTTAGTAGATCAGGCCTGTTCTCTACATTATTTTATTGCTTCAGTTTTGTCATCACATATTATGATGAGCAATACAGTAACAGCAGAAGTTGGAAGTATTGGTGTTCAGGTTGTTTTTTTTAAGCCGGAACAGGAAATTATAATAGTAAGGCCTCCACAATCCAAAGATAAAAATCAGGTATTTATCGATGCTTTAAATGGGGATTACTCAAGGCTTGAAGCAAAGCTGGTTCCATTAGCTGTCCATTTCCAGGACATGGTAAAAAAATCGAGACCAAAAGTAAAGGAAGAAGCAATATGTGGTAATACCTATTATGCTGATGAAGCTATTAAAGTGGGCTTGGCTGATTCTATCGGAACATTAAGTGATGCTTATAATTTGGTTATAGCAAAAGCCGAACTCAAGAATATTAAAAAATAATTTTTTACAATGAATAAGTTTACAACAATGTTGAAAAATCTTTTAGGGCTAAAAGATTTAAACACAAAGGACGGAAAGCCTGATTTATCTGAAGAACAAAAAACTTCTCTGGAAAATTTAGTTGGTGCTACAGAAATGGCGACTTTAATCGAACAGGTTACAAGTGAGCTTGCCGGAGTTGCAGATGCCAGAACTCAGCTTCAGGCAGCTCAACAAAGTTTAGCTTTGGCAAACACTCAAGCTGAAGCAAATGCACAAATAGTAACTGAGTTACAAAATACTCTGGCTACTACTAATCAAGAGAATGCTACATTGAGAACTCAAGTAGCTACATTATCTGATCAGCCAGATACAACTCCAGTAACTACTCCTGCTCCAGACCAAGCTGTATCTAATCTTGCTCAATTCAGAGGGCAAGCAGATCAAGTAATAACAGCTGTTCGTGCTGTTGGTAATCAGCTAATGGGCTATGAAGGTTCTTTATGGGCTATGGATAGACCATGGAACGCAAGAGCAGTCGGAGGTCTTAAAGCTTCAGCAACGGATTTTACAGATGCTATTGTGGTTGAAAGATTAAATGGAGATCTGGAAGACTTCGTTCGTCAGAATCCAACTACGATTGCTAATATTTATAATAAATATTTCAATTTACCTGAGCTATGGTTATCTCATACTCAATATGGTGTTGCTGACAGAACTACAACTGCAACTATTGTTGTAACTGAGGTATCACAGCCAAGAAAATTTGCATGGATGCCAAAAGGTTCTGCAAAGATTACTCCAGAGGAATTACGTGTTAGACCTGCTCAAATAGATTTACAATTCAATTATAAGCAATTGGTTATGATTGAAACAAATTGGATCAACTCTTTCAACAGAGAGGGGACTCAGGCGTATAAAATGACCTTCATCCAATTCTTGATTTCTGAATATATGAAGAAAGCAAGATCTGAAGATGCAGATGTTCTGGTTCGTGGAGTTTATGTAGAGACTCCTGATGAATATAAGCATCCTGTTTCATATCTATTCAGAAACGATGGTTTATTAAAATTGCTATTTGATAGTAGAGATAAAAAATACAGAACCTGGAATATTGGTCTTCCTACTGAAGCAAATATTTGTGATTATGTAGATGGAGCGATTCAATTACTAGATCATGATATTAGAAATAAGCCACTTCAGTTAGTTATGTCTCCTTATTGGATAAGAGCTTATAAAAAGCGTGATGAAATCCTGCGCGGACAGAATAATAATTACGAGGGATATCCTACTAATCCTCGTGATTATCCAAATATTCAGTTCGTTGCAGTTCAGCAATTAGAAGGTTCAGATGTAATGGTAATTACAACGCCAGAAAACATTGTACCACTTGAGTATAAGCCTGAAGAAAAATCAATGCTAACCTTTGAGAAGCTTTTAAGAGATGTATATGCTTTCGCAGATTATAGACAAGGTATTGGACTCTTACATATTGGTTTAGAAACTCAGCCGGATGATCCTCTAAGATATATTAAGCAAGCTGTTTGGTCAAACAATACTCCACTGTTTAAAAAAGATTTCTATGTGAATGTATATGACAAAGGAACAGGTATCGTAGAAGTCAATCATAATCGAGTAAAACTTGCTGAAGAATTCACAACTGATATCACCAAGATTACCGGAGACGTAGGAAAAGCTCTATTCATTAAAGGAGATGTTTCTTTGGCTACTGAAGTAAAAGTGAAAAAGAATTCGGATCTAAAACTGACTGCAGATTTTAATTTGAAGTCCGGAGGAATTCTAACATTGATTAAAAATGCAGATGGCACATATACTGAGGTGTCCAGAACGGATGCTCCGGAAGTTGAATCTTCTGCTATTGAATTTAACGATACAGTACTGGATTACGAGAAAGGAACTGAATTCGTATTCACAGGAACAGCGGCTACTTTGGCGGAGATCAAAGGAGGTTCTGAAGGTAATACTGTGAGAATTCATGGTGGTGAAGATGCAGCTCATGCATTAACCATTGATCCTGTCTCTGGAAAAATCAAAGTGAATTCTCAATACGTACTGGATACGAATGCTAAATATATGGATCTGATCTTTATCGAAGGTCAATGGATCGAATTAGCAAGAGGATAATTGTATAACATATAGCCCGTTTCGGCGGGCTTTTTAATAATTCATACTATGAAATTTAACGTACAAAAAAGTTCAAGTAATGCAGGATTACCAACTCCAAAACGTGGAAATGTAATACTTGCTCAAACAAAAGATATTTTACAATGGCCTGAAATTTCTGCAGATGGTGTAGCCTATGAAGGAAATTTCGTATTTGTTCCTGGTGCAACATTTGGGCAATTGTATATGACTTCTTCTACACAAGCTGCAACCTATGAAGCCGGAGGTAATCCTGATGGTATGGGATCCAAAAATAAATTTGTTGGAGAACATCCGGGAACAAGCAGAGAAATCATGGCTTTTCTAAAGAAATATGCCAATGAAGGCTTTATCATTTTTTATGGAGGTTGTGGAACTGACGAATGGAAAGTAATGGGTTCGCAATGTCACTCAATGAAATTATCTCCTGCAGGGAAAGATGATAAAGACGGTAATGTTAATACATTAACTTTCGAACAGGAGCAGCTTAATGATGACAGAGTAATGTTCTACGAAGGAGATATTTCTTTTGCTTTACCTTTCACGCCACCTGGTCCTGCATTTGCCCTGGATAAATCCAAAGGGTTACAATATCAATTGCCTGTTTCTACTGCAGCAGGAAACATTAGTTTTACCTCTTCAGACTATGAGAATGGAACAATGGTTACGTTGATAGGTGGTGGCGGTTCTACTCCATTATTGCTGAAGAATGGAACGACAGGTGCTGTTGGTGTACTTCTGAAAAATGGAACTGATTGGGCAGCTCTTGAAGGGGCTACCATCCATTTCAGAGTTGTTGTAGCTGATAAGACATATCTTGTCGAGCTATCGAGAAAATAACTTTATAATTCATGTTTTTTTAGATTTGGAAGCGCTGCCGGTTCGGTAGCGCTTTTTATTTCGCCTTGCTGTTTTCAGTCTTTGCACAGGGTAAGTTTGCGATATGAAGGAAATAAATATTTATGATGCATTGGAGCTGATGCGGAAATTATCTAAACAGAATTTCCCCTTCAGTATTTCATTCATAAGCTGTGACAGAACCAGAAAAACCTCCGGAGGATTAGTCACTGTAAAAAACTGTGGACTCACTGCAGGACTGCCTTCAAAAAAAAGTAAGCATGCCAAAAACTTAATTGCTTATTCAGATCTTGACAATAAAGAACCTAATAAACAATTTTGGCTGCCATTATTAATGACTGTAAACGATTTAAAGATTACCCATGATAGAATTAGGAAGTGATGCTATTGTCGGAGATGAGAACCTGGCATTCTCATTCGAGGTTATAGATCCTCGACAAAAAAATCCTGAAGCTGCCTGGAGTCCGGTTGATATTTTTTCCAGGAAACCAGTAGTCTCCAGATATGGAGATTGGAATGTTTTTCCCTATGGAGAAAATAATATGCTGCCATTGATGATCCGGAATATTGTATATGCGAACTCTATTGCTCCAGGTATTCTCAATAAAAAATCAGGCTTATTCTGGGGTCAAGGTCCAAAACTGTATACTGAAAGTATTATTAATGGAGAATTAACCCGGAACTATATTGAAGATGCCGAAATTGAAGCTTGGTTAGATACATGGGACTGGGAAGATTATATACTGAAATGTACCGTAGATTTCACACACATTGAATCATTTTACACAAAGTTTATCAATAAAAAAGGTTGGCGAATAGGATCTAAAAATGAGATTGCCTACTTGGAACATGTTGTTCCTTACAAGCCAATGGTTGTAGGTAAGCAATATATTCCTACTCATATCATACTTCACAGGGATAATGATCCGTTGAATTATGATGTGTATCCATTATTTGATAAGTTCAATGCTTTTAAAAGTGGTCAAAGCATTATGTATTCTCACCTGTATACATTCTGTTCAGATTTTTTTGCAATTCCACAAATTTTAGGGGCGCTTCCGTGGATTGTACAGTCTACGAATGTTCAGAAATTTATTGAGGCCTTGACAAAAAATTCAGTCAATATCAAATATCACATTACTTCACCAAAAGCTTTCTGGGATCAAAAGAGAGATGATCTGAAAAAAGAATGCGAAGAAAAAGATATTGATTATAAGGAATCAATGCTGAAGAGATATAAGCGGGAATTGCTACGCGAAATTAAAACTGTTCTTTCTGGGTTAGAAAATGCCGGAAAGTTTTGGCATTCTGAAGAAGTTCTGGCCGAAGTTGGTGGAGGATTGGAAAAAATGGGATGGAGCATTACTCCTATTGAGCAAAAGATGAGAGATACAGTACAAAGTCAGATTGATATTGGAACCTTTGCTAATAAATCTACAGCTGTAGGTGTAGGTGTTCACTCAGCAATTGGGAACGTAACTGAAGAAGGTCGTTCCGGATCCGGATCAGAACAGTATTATGCTCTTAATAATTTCCAACAGATCGGAGTAGATATTCCTGAGATGATCATTATGGAAGCAATGAATGCTGCTATAAAAATAAACTTTCCTCATAAAAAGAAAGTGAAAATGGGCTTCTACCGCAATCCGGCAAAGCGTCAGGAAGATATGAATAAAGAAGATAGAAACTTAACTGTACCACGCAATGGAAGATAATAAAGCGCCTAAAGGCTGTAACATTTTTGCATTTGTTTTTGTAATGATAAACCTGGCTATATATGCTTATGGAGTGTATAGATTGGCCGGAAAACTATACCACTGGATATGGAGCTAATTGTAACTAAAGAAAATTTCTCTGAAGAGTTTAAAGATGCTGTGGGAATTGTTGATTCTGATGTCAGCTTTAAGCGGCTAAAACCTGCTATAGAATTATCTTCAGAAGAAATGATAGAACTTATAGGTGATGATAATTATACTGCAGCTGTAAGTGCAGTACCTGAAGATCCTTTTAAACAGCTTGTCAAAACTGCAATTTTAATGAAGGCTTTAATTATCTATTTACCTGCAGGTGATCTGACTATTGGAAATAATGGACGGACTATGCGCAGGGATGACAATAGTGTTTCAGCTTTCCAATGGCAAATAGAAAAGCATGATAATTCTCTGGAGCAAACTTATTATCGAATCCTGGACAGACTCCTGAAATTTATGATCAAGGATAATAAGGAAATCAACCTTCTGAAGTATGATTACAAAGATTTAATTGTTAATTCATTAAATCTTTTCGAAGCTCACTTCAATATCGAAGGCTCACATCTACTCTATTTAAAATTAATTCCTGCACTCAGAGAGGCAGAAAAATTGGAGATCTTACCAAGAGCCGGCAAAGATATTCTTGAAGAAATAAAAACGGATCCAAAATCAGATCTGGCATTCCTGGTGCAAAAGTGTATTGTAAATTATGCTATGTCATGGGGAATCAATAAACTCAATCTGCAGCTTTTTCCAAAAGGAGTTCTGCAGAATGAAAGCGAAGGAAGTAAAGGCTATTCTAAAAAGTCTGCAGATGGTGTACAGCGTCAAGGTTTGGCTATTAGTTTTAACAATGACCTGAACAGAGATCTGAAAGCTCTGGAAAAAGAGATTTCTAAGAAAAAACAAACTCCGGTAGATCCTACCGAAAGTATGTTTTCTGATTTTGGATTTAATAAAAACGATGGATTTGTAGACGTATGATATCAATAGAAATACCTGATAAAAATAAATTTCTATATCTCCCTGAGGAGCTTGCAGAATGTGATGAAAAACAATTCTTAGACATGAGTAAGTTACTGCTATGGCTTAGTACTGGAATTGTAACGTATGAAAGCTTCAGGGTTCTGGCAGTTTATGCTCTGCTTGGAATGAAATGGGATCATAAAGAGTATAAAACGCCAGGCTTTATGCCGGAAGCTGATGAAAGGAAATGGGCTAATGTTTATCAGCTCTCCGAATATATAGACAGGTTCTTTGAGCAAACGATAAATGATAAGGGTGAAGAAGTGACTTCTATAAAGCAAAACTTCATTAAAAATCATGCTCCGGAGATAAAGTTGTTCGGAAAGTTTTACGGTCCTGATGATGCATTTGAAAATGTTACAGCTGGGCAATACTTTGACGGAATGGAATATTTTATCAGCTACACAACTTCTGGAGATCTAAAGGATCTGCGAAATCTGTTTGCTATTTTCTACCTTCCAAAAGGTGAAGAATATAATAAGGAAGTTTCCAGAAAACGGGCAAAAGGTATATTTCGGACATTGGATGTCCGCCATTTATATGGATTTTATCTGATGTTTTCTGCAATGAATAAGTACTTAAAAAGCGGGAGTGTTGTAATCTATGGTGAAGAAATTGACCTGAGTATTATATACAAAGACATTTCAAAGGATAAGCTTAAAAGTAGTCTTCCAGGATTGGGATGGATATCCACTGCTCAGGATCTGGCAGAGTCTGGAGTATTTGGTTCTTATGAAGCTGTCCGCAAAACATTAATGTGGCCGGTTCTGCTCAGGCTGTATGACCTGAAGAAAAAAGGGATTGATGAGATTGATCGCGAAAACGCTAATAAAAATAAAGCATGAGTCCAAACGAGTTAAGAGAGCTTTTAGCTGAAATGAAAGCTGAAGTTCCGGAGATCAATTCAGCCTGGGGAGTTATCGATGATACTCACTTAGGAAATACTCTTGAGAGTAAAAGCAAAGATGATAATATATTTCTGGTCGGAGTATTACCCAGCTATGGAAGTGAAGGAACTTCTGCAGACAATGTAAAACAGAATACTGCATGCCAGTTTTTAATACTGGAGAAAACGAGTTATTCAGAGCTTACTCCGGATCAGTTCTGGGAGGTTTTTGAAAAAACATATCAGGCTATAGAAAAGATTAAGGGGATAATACTCCGGAAAGCTTCTGAAGAATGTCTTCCATATCTATATAACATTGATGTAAATTCAATCAATATAGATCCGGTTAGGCATAAAGCTGAATGTAATGGTTATTCAATAGACTTTGAAATTGCTTAGATATGCCGCTTTTAAACAGACGTGATCGTGAAACCGGGATAATAGAAGGAAGATTTATTACCCATGTTTTAAATGAACAGGGTGATGAGATCCTGAAGGATTCTAAAAAGCAGATGAAAGGCTTTACTTCTGCTAAGTGGTCCCGGAATAAAATGACTATTAATGACAATACTCTTACTTACGATACAGTTGCTGCAACTCGTTTTGTAGATATGAAGACCAGAAGAAGTAAAGGATATACAAGAGGTAATAAAAAAATTCCTCCAGGGAAAAAGAAAAAGAAAAGCTTTCCAATTCACAATAAGCCTATCTTCAGACACAAAAAAATTATTATCCGGACGTTATCCTTCGGCTTTACAGATGAAGTAAAAAACAGCTTCAGACAGCTGTCGAAAAATGAAGGACTTATATAAAAAAAATACTCGGATTAGGGTATTTTTTTTGTATATTTACGTATGGATTATAAAGCAAAATTAGTTTCAGTATTCAATAAATGTCCTTTCCTGGACAAATCTGTTATTGCCCGTGAAATAGAAATGGATCCAAGAAACTTCCGGAGGTATATTACCAATAATGAAACACCAGTAACGGAGAAAGTTTTCAATAAGATATTCCCCGCTCTGCAGAAAGCTCAAGATAATTTTTATAAAGCATTGAATGATGAGTAGTATTAAAGAATTGAAAGACCATTTAGCTAGGCAATTATCTATTTCAAGAGAAGAATTGGATAAACTAAGGAAATATGAGGAATTTGAAGCATCAGTAATGATGTTAACTACTCCTGAAAATTTTAATAACATAAAGGATTCTTTATCAAACGTTCCCATTTATAAACAATCTGTATTTATAGAATGTTTAAAAGCGGGAGTCCCTGCTGAATATTGCAATAAAGCAGTTGAAAAATTATTTTCATTATCAACTTCTACATATTTTTCTGCTATGGATATTTTCCGTGTACTCCTATATTCTAATAGCTTAGAAAGGCTTTATAAGGATTAATAGTAATTTTCATACATTTAAGTAAAATTTATGTGTATGAAGAAAATACTACTTTTTAGCACAATATTATTGTGCGTTCTTAACTATTCTCAGGACTTCAAAAAAGAATTGGAAAGTGACTCTATAACATTATTTACATTAGTAAAGCAAGATGCTTTATTTTATGAGAGTTATGATTCTAAAAATTGTATAGGTGACAAAGCTAAATTTATACCTCAAAATAATGAAAGAAGTACACTTTTCTTTTATGATGTAGTCCCATGTAATGATAAATATTTTATTCGAGGTTTTTTCGAGAAAAATCTTGTATATATACCAGTTGGGAAATCAGATAATACAAGATTTTCTATTAATGGAATAATTTCGAATGATCTTTCTGGGTTAAGTTCAGCAATTCAAAATCTTCAACAAGATCAGTTTCAGAAGAATTTAAATTTTGCATCTTACAATTCAACCTTAATAATGGAATCTGATAGAGATAATCTTTTTGATTATATAAAAGGATTTAAAAAATATTCAATTGCAATAGTCAATGCAAGGCCTACAGAAAATTATTCAATGACTGGAGCTGATTTTGAAATAATTAACTTCTCAAAAAAAACAATCAAATACATTACTTTTAATTTTTATGGTATAAATACTGTAGGTGATAAGGTTTCCAGAGCTGGAGCGTATAATTTATCAAGAAAGGGTATTGGTCCTGTAGAATATTTAGAAACTGGAAAATGGTCGTGGGATACTATTTGGTTGACAGATATTGTAGATAGGTTAAAACTTGTGTCTGCAAACATAATCTACATGGATGGAACAAGTAAAGTTATTAATATAACTAGTTCTATGTGGATAGATGAAGATAAATTAGATGAATTTCATCGATTATCCAATGCCCTAAAAAAACAAGAATAAAATAAATCCTCCAAATATTTGGAGGATTTATTTTTTTATGTACATTTGTGGGAGCGAAATGTAACAGACACTGGGAAAAAGTCTTTAAATTTTTCCAATCATTTTAACGATTATACAGCCTGCCTTAGCAAGTAGTGGAACTTTTTCCTCGGAATCTGTTACGTTTCGCGACACCACGAAAGTTAAGGCTTTTTCTTGCTTTTGTGGTTTTAAGAGGAAACCTTTTAAAACAATATAAAATGCGAAACGTAACTAACACAATCAATTTAGGAGATAATTCACCGATGAATATCTTCGGCATCGTAAAGAAAGCTTTTGATACAAAACCTACTAAACTGGAGAATCCTTGTAAGTTCTTCAAAAAAAATAATTTCAAACATTACCGCTATAAAGTCCTTAAAAAAGGAAATGTAAGATTATCCGTTGTCTCTCAGGATGGTACAGAACATTACGCTATACAGCGCAATTTCCCATTAGCTTACATAAAGCTTGTCCGTAATTTCTATGGTTCGAACCATTAAAAAATATAATTATGGACACAAAACAGAATCAATGTGTTATTGGTATTCAAATGGAGACATTAATGCAGATGTATCCTCCTTCCGAGATTGAAGAAAGCCTTTTCAGGATTTTTGAAACCGCAAATGTACACTCAGAGCTAGATCAGGATGAACGCGAAAAGCGTTCCCAAATTCACAGCACTTTACGGAAAATATTCCGGAATTGTGATGCCGAAAATTCAATCAATTGTAAAACTAAATCAAGATGTACTATCGAAACAAAATAGACATTAGTTCTTATGAGGGGATAGAAGTCGATGCCGGAGCACTGTGGCTGAAGAAAGGAGAATTAATGATCCTTGTAGATGAAGATGAGCATGTAACTACTGCTTATGATGAGAGTGTCTTCGATCCCGCTTAATTATTTATCAATGAGCCTGTACATATAGTATAGGCTTTTTATTTCGCCTTGCTGTTCTGGCAATTGCCATCGGGTATCTTTCCGGAAAATTTTAAATAATGAAAATAGCAGTTTTAGATTTTCTTAAAAAAGAATACCCTAAGCCAGTAGATCGTTTTAACGATGGAATGGGGTTATTAATGAGAACTCCTGAAGCATCTTCAATGCTTCAAAGGAATTATAATGCCAGGGGATATACTCCACAATCTTTGGAGTCTTTGGAATACGATCTGAAGAAAATATATGGAATCTCTGATGCCGATATCAGGAAGCATATTATTGAAATTCCGGAAGAAAATAATGTAATCGTAGGTGGCGGAACTGCAGGATATGATCAGGCTTTGTTTATGGCAGCCAATAAAGATCTATTTACCAATGTCCTGCAGGAGATGAATGAAACAGAAAAAACGGGATTCAAGATGTACAATCGATACCCTTTCTTAAGGGAAGAAGATTGTCCTAATGAGTTTAAGATCTTGACTGCAGATGCAATTACTGCATTCCACAACTTTAAAGAAGCTCATACAGAGCTATTCAATGAAGTTGTGTTGCCTGAGAATACTGAATTAACAAATGAAGAAATCTATGCAATTGCAGCCAGGCTTTTAGATGACTTTGAAATAAATAGAGCAATTCATTCAGAGCTGGAATACTATGCAAAAAATGATGAGATTCTTGGAGAACATGAAATTTTTGCAGATCTAAAAAAACAGCGTGAGCTGGATGCACTTACTTCGGTAGAAATCTCTCGTAAACTAGGCAATATAAAATCCAATATTTCTAAGAAAAAGAAAAAGCTGACAGAGACTAAAGATGGAGAATTAAAACTAAAATTATCTGAAGAAATAAAAGCTCTGGAAACTGAAAAAGCAGAATTGGATGCAAGACTCAAAGCCAAAGAATAAATTTTTTGACCTGACAGACATAGTTAGTAAAGCAGAGAAGAAAAAAGCTCAAGACGGATCCTTCTCTGCTTATCTCAATAATCACATGGAGAAGATTTCACGAGTAGAGGATCTTATCCGGATTCCACAATACGGAGAAACTTTCTTCTTGCATACAGAGAAGGCTTTTAATGCTTTCACATTCATTCCCTGGTTAGCAAAACATTATTTTATAGAAGAGTTATATGCTAGTACCTACTCTATCTCCAGAAGAGTGATAGAATCTATTCAGCAGATGCAACAAGCCGGACAGGTTGGCAGCGTTACATTACTGATTTCAGATTCAATGATTAAGAGAAATCCGCTGACAATTGATGTTTTGGAAGGAGTTGCCAAGCATAACCCCAATTTTACGGTGAAATATTACTGGAATCATAGTAAAGTTTGCCTAATCAAAGCTGGAGAGTTTCATCTTGTACTGGAAGGTTCTGGGAACTGGAGTGAAAATGCACAGCTGGAGCAATACACATTTACAAATCATGAGGAAGTTTACAACTTTCGGAAAACAATTTTTGAATTATGAGTTTTTTGAAAATAAAAGAAATTAGAACCAATGAAATGCGAATAGAAGAAACAGAAGAAGGTTTCTATATTCAGCGCAAGTATATTAAGAAAAAAACATTGTTTGGTTTTATTCTTAACATATCAGAAGTATGGCGCTATGAAATAACATGTACACATCTTAGAAATCCTATTGGAACATTTGGTTTCAGAAGACCTTTTACAGAACTGGTAGATGCCAGAGAAGAAATGGAAAGGATTCGTTATCTACCTAAAATACACATTTAACATCATGAATGAAGAGCAAAAAGAAACATTGGGCGATATCGCTGATAGAGTTAATAATCTTACTGGAGCATTAGAAATTTCTATGCCTGCAGATTTTCATGTAACACAATTGAAAAGTATACTTCCTGAAGTAGTTCAGGAACTACGAGATCTCTATAAGGATGTTACTGGTGAAAATCCCTGGGAAACTTTAGAATCTATAGAAGAAAAAAAGTAGAAATGGCTGTACGTTGTAGACTTTCCGATGAAGAACTGGAGCAATTAGAGGACCTGGCTGGAGCTGGTTATTCTGCTGATCAGATTGCTATGTATTTAGATGTTCCAAAGAGTGAATTCCTTCAGGACTTTTATGATTTAAGCAGCCTTATACATTATCATTATCAGCGCGGAATGTTAAAGGTTGATGCTGCAGCCGGTATGAAGTTGGCGCAAAATGCTGCAGACGGAAATATAACAGCTCATCAACAACTGGAGAAGATCCGGGAACGACAATTTATAGAAAGGGAAAAGAAAAGAATAATTTATGGCGAAGAAACTCCTTGAGTATAATATCCAAGACCTTTATGAGTGGATGGATAACGGTAAATCTTCTGGTATGCCGGAAGATTTTATTCGTTATGTCAACTTATTGGATAAAGTAAGATCCATGAAGCTCCGTCCGGATATTTATGGTAACAAAGAAACGATAATAAAGCATTTAATGACTTTCGAGCCTGAGCTGAAAGGTAATAGAATAAAAGCTGCAGAACTCTATGCAGAAAGTATTGAATACTTCTATACTCAGGAATCAATATCTAAAAAAGCCTGGCGTAATCTTTATGCAGACGAACTGGATAAAAATTATGATTTGGCTGTTGCTCTGGCAAAGAATTCATCGGATATGGAGAAAGCTGCTCGTATAAAAGAAAAGGCAGCCAAGATAAGAGGCTTGGATCAGGAAGATCCGGAGAAGCTTCCGGATAGTTTCTATCAGCGTCCTTTCAAAGTATATACGATGGATCTCGATATGTTTGAGCAGGGTAAAGTTGACAGAGCCGAAGCTATCGAGTGGATTGAAGAAAATACTAAAAAGCTTACTCCTAAAGCTATAGATAGGATTAAGCAGGAAGCAATGATAACTCCAATTAAGATATTCCAGAATGAAGCAGAAGATCCACGTAAAGACTGATTTTGATGATGTAGAGCTACGTTATACGACGTGGCTTAAAATGATACTGGATCTAATGCGTCCAAAAAATGCATTTTTAGTCCTTGGTCGTGCAACAACAAAAACAACCGATTTTCAGGCTGAACGAAGTATGGATGTATGTTATGACATGCCTACTTCATATCTTGCCTTTGTGGGTGATACATATTCCAATTTACTAAAGAACGTAGTACCAGCATTTATTGAAGGTTGGAATCGGAAAGGATGGAGAGAGGGCGCTCATTATGTTATTGATGAACCGCCTCCCTCCCACTTTAAATTACCATATAAAGCGCCAACTACCTATAAACATACAATCTCTACGCACCTAGGTAATTTATTCAATTATATTTCAATGGATACTCCGAGTTCTGGAGCCGGTAACTCATATCAGCATTTGTTTGGAGATGAAGCAAAGTACCTGGAGAAAAAAAGGATTGATAAATTATTTCCTGCTCTTCGTGGAGATGCAACCTTATTTGGGCATTCTCCATTCTTTATGGGGGTAACATTTACAACTGACCATCCAAATCTATTAATGCCTGGAGAGCATGAATGGATTATGGATAGAGAAAAGGATATGAACAAAGAGCAGATGATGTATCTGCTGCAGATATCTTTGGAACTGAATGAAAAGCGTGTAGATCTGATCAATGCCTCAAGAAAAAGGAATAATACATTGATAAAAAAACTGGAGAAGGAAATTCAAAGACTTGCAATTTTGCATACACGTCTCCGCTTCAATTCTACATTTTTTTATGTAGCATCCAGTTTTGTGAATATGGATCTCCTTACTTTAGATTTTTTTAAAACAGCATTAGCATCTTTAGGGGAGGAGGATTTTAATACATCAGTATTATCATTTAAGCCAACAGTTGAAAGTGGACAAAAATTTTATGTTGCCCTGGATCCGGACAAACATATTTATGATGACGGTATAGTTAAAGACTGGCATTATAGATTTAGTCTTGGCGATGCTGCAGAAGTTGATTCTTCAGCTCTAAAATATTGTGATCCAAACAAGCCTTTGGAAATTGGAATTGACTTTGGCGATATGATTTCTTTTGTGATTGGTCAGCCTAAAGGACGATTAGATTATTATCTTCTGAAGAATATTTTTATAACTGCAGATAAGGGAGGCTCTAGAGAAATATGTGATGATTTCATAAAATTTTTCAAGCCACACAAAAAGAAGGTTTTAGTAATGTATTATGATAGATCTGGAAATCAGTATCAGAAAGTAAAAAGAGACTGGGCGAACGAAATAAAAACATTCATAGAAAAGGATAGCAATAATATTCCTACAGGTTGGAAAATAGAATTAAAGTCAAGAGGACAGGGAAATATTGAACAGCAAACGGAATTTCAATTAGTAAATGCGATGTTACAACAAACTTATTTTGGATTACCCAGACTTCATATTGATAAGTATCAGTGTAAACAGCTCATATCCTCAATGGGAGTAGCAAAACAGATTATTAAATCTAATGCAAAGGGTGTCCGTCAGGTATTTAAAGATAAGTCATCGGAGAAGCTTCCACTGGTAAAACGACCAATGTTTTCCACTAACATGTCCGATGGGGCAAAATATTTATTATGTCGCCCAGAATGGCTGGAGAAACTCCGAGATGTTGATAAACAAGAATGGAGTGCTCCGGATGTATTAGATTAAAAATTTTATATATTTGATTATGACAACACTTAATGCTTTCAATGAACTCCGGACAGCTACAATAGCTTTAATAAAGCCACTAATAAGTAAGCTTATGGATCCTATTCTGGACAAAATTTCAAAATTATTATGAGTAACAAGAAAAGAATTCAAAAGAAAATACAGTGTATTGAGAATAAGAGATGGTTCAGAGAAGTTACCTTTATTATAAATAAAGGATTTCCTGATATCAGTGCAAAAGTAAAAGAAGTAGCTAAAGCTTTTTCTGATTTTGCGGCAGCTGCAAAACCAATATTTATTGATGTTGCTGAACGAAGTGGAATACCAATAATTAAAGTTCTTGCCGACGACGAGTTCCAAAAGGCCTATTTTGAAGGACAGAAAGCTGGAGAAAAATGTCTTGAGTTTTTTAAAAGGAATGATTTTAAAATGGATAATATAGATGCTTTATTGCAGTATCCTGACGGAGTCTAATTTAATTTAAGTTCCTCTCCAGCTGAAAGCAACAAAATTTTAAATTAAATTCTACAGATCCGCGAAGCGGAAAAATTTTTCAAGCATAAAAATAGCCGTATTGCTACGGCTGTTTTCATTATACAAACTTTGTAAAAATACTCGGTGCTTTTGTTTTCCAATAATCGTGGTTTATAATATAGACTTTATGATATTTATTCGCTAAACTATCTCCGTGCCAAATCTCCCCTTTTATACCATGCAAAGCGAGGTTTAAAGCGGACATCTTTGCGCAAATGGGGTCTATATCCGCCCCAATGCAATAATTGCCTTTTGAGACACTTTCTGAAGCTAAGAGCATACGCCCCGACCCGCTACAGGGATCATTTATAAATTCTCCGAATTCGTCTTTTTTCATCGTTATTCTTGCCATTAAATTGCAAATGTCTATCGGAGTGAAAAACTGTCCTAGTCTTTGGCTTTTGTGTTTGCTTGTTATTTCTTCGTAAAGTTCCCCCAGTGGGTCGCTCCATGTTTTATTTTCAATATTCAATAAATACTCTACCCACATCCGACCGAGCATTTCCGCAAAATCGCTTAAATCTGATTTTTTATATTTTTTTATTGTTTCCAGATATAGCGGTTCTTCCGTTCCTCTGGCAAAACAACAAATTGTAATGGTTAAAAAATCATCAAAACATTGGGCGAAATCATAACCGTAAGAATCGAATTTACTTATAAATAGTTTGTTAAATTTCTGCGGGTTGTAGGTCTTTGTCAGCATTATTTTTGTTTTTTGAGGGTTCAACCTGTGCATTGGAAAAAAGAAAGCATATCGGGAAAAATTTATACTCTTCTGGCTCTTCTGCGTTTTCATTTTGTTTCTGGGCTTCTCGCTTCTTTCCCCATATTAGAAATGCTTTACTGCCTTTAATGATCTTATATCCTTCTTTTTTCCAGTCCCAAAACGTCTTAAAAGTGGTGTTCTCGGCATTCTGATAAAATTCTGATATAAGTATGCTGTTAATTGTGCAATCAAGGCTTTGTTCCTCTCTTATTGTGCGTGCCTGTTCTGAAAGGTTAATTAAAACCTTTCTTTTTTCTGATATTTCCATAAAAAAGTAATTGTTTAAAAATCGTAATCTTCGAAATCTGACAAATCACATGAGTAAAAAATGAACAGCTGTACAATAGCTTCTACCCGATTAAATTCTTCCTGCGTCTGTTTTTTGAAAAAATGATAATCTTCCCAGTTAAAAAGCTTTGAATAGCCTTGTAATTTTAGTTCTTGGTAAACTTTATCGGATAATTTATTTAAATTTGCTGTTGCGTTCATAGAGTAATTTTTACGATGTGAATTAAAAGCACTCCCACCCGTCACAATGGGAGTGCTAATTTTTTAAATATTGAATGTTAAAATTTGTGTGTTGCTTTCTTCCATCATTTTATCAAGCTTGGAAGTACATAAAATCAATATTTCTTCAATGATATTTGAGTTTGAAATTTGAAACTCCATTCCGCAATCAGATTTAATAGATAATTTCTCTTTCATCCCGTCTCTACCTATCATATAGGCATTTAAAGTGTCCGCTTTATCCTTTAAAAAATTATGCTTTTCGGCTAATTTTTGAAAAAGATTAAGGTTCTTTAGTCGGTCGTCAGCTGTTGTTGGTGTAAAAATCTTGTCTAAAACTTCTTTTTTACCCTGCAATACATCATTTTTAGCATTTTCAGTTTTTCCATTTTTGGCAACGGTTGCCACGCCTACAGAAGTTGCTACTGTCTTCGCTTCTTCTTTTTTAGTTGTTAATGTGTTCATTTTTAATTATTTATCTACTATAAAGATACGAAAAATAATTGAAAAATACCCGTAAAAGGGTATTTATTTACAAGTAAAAGGCTATTTATTACGATTCTAAATAGTTCATTTTCAAGACATAACCTTACATTTTTGATTTAAAAAAACAAACTCAAAAACATTAAGTCGCTGTAAATCAATTTAAAATCCCTAAAAACTTTTTCAAAGTTTTTTTGTGTGTCACACTCCGCCCGACGCCGCCGAGAATCATTAATACAATTGCCAATTAGGGCAAAAAGCGTGAAATATGGTAAATAGCCCACCAATAAGCCGATTAGGCAAAAATTGCCTAATCATCCTATTTAAAAATTTTGCTCTTGCTATTTTCCGAAGCTTCTAAATGCAAATTGCCACAAAAAAGTAATGGCAAAGGTTGTCAGTGATGAGATACTGAAGCTCAAAATAGTTGTAAATGGTGATGAAGCCCAAAAAAGGGTTTTGGACTTGGAGAGGGCTAATAACCAATTAGCTAATAGGATATCTGATCTTAAGAATAAAGAGAAAGAACTAAGTTCCCAACGTAAAAAGAATCCGGAGGAAATTGCAAAGATTAGATCCGAGATCACCTCCCTGAATAAGCAAATTGCTAAAAATAGAGAAGAGATTGATTTAGAGATTAAATCAATGGATATCATGAGTCTTACAGTAGATCAACTGCGTAAGAGGATAAATGATCTTAATTTCACTATGAAGCACATGGATCCTAACTCTGCAGGATATAAAGCTTCTCAGGAAGAATTAGGGAAATTAAGCAACAGGCTTGGAGAGTTGAAGAATGGGTCAAAGAATAGTTCTTTATCAATAAGTGCACTTGCCGATAAGTTCAACCACTACTCCGGCTTAGCAGTAGCGTTTGCAGGTGCTTTGACTGGTGTTGCACTATCAATGCAACAAGTCATTGATATAAACAATAAGATGGCCGATGCTATGTCAGCTGTAGAGAAAACTACTGGTATGACAACTAAGGAGGTACAGGAACTTACCAGGGCATTTGGTGATTTCGATACCCGGACATCTAAGATAGACCTATTAAAGATCGGAGAGATAGGCGGACGTTTGGGTATTCCTAAAGAAGAGATACTAGAGTTCGTACGTGAGGTAGATAAAGCTTATGTAGCATTAGGTGACAGCTTCAGCGGTGGTGTAGATAAGGTTGCCGAGAGTATAGGAAAGATAGCGGGGCTATATAAAGAAACCAAGGGACAAGGTATTGCGATATCTATTAATGAGATCGGATCTGCTCTCAATGAATTAGGAGCTGCCGGTGCTGCATCGGAAGAGAACATTGCAGAATTTGCAAAACGAGTAGGTGCACTCCCTGAAGCTCTTAAGCCCTCCATAACAGATGCTATGGCGTTAGGTGCTGCATTTGAAGAAAGCGGTATTGATGCTGAGCGCGGTGGTACTGCGTATACTAACTTCATATCTACTGCAGCAAAAGAGACTAAGAAGTTTGCTGAAATAATGAGGTTATCAGAGAAACAGGTTAAAGATCTTATTAACTCGAATCCTACTGAGTTCTTCTTGAAGTTCTCCGAAGGTATGAAAGGAATGGACGGAACTGATGTAGCCAGAGTATTGGATTACCTTAAACTGGGAGATCAATATGTTAAATCAATTGTAGGTGCAGCATCTGAGAATACCGAACGTTTCCGTAAAACTATGGCTCTATCTGCTCAGGCTGCTGCCGATGCTACCTCTTTGCAACAGGAGTTTGATAAGGTAAACAATAACTCAGCTGCTATATACGATAAAGTACGCAAGAAATTTATTGCCATCTTCACCAGTGATGCTGTTGCAAAAGCATTGAACTGGATCATTAGCACTGTTGGTAAAATGATAGGTGCTGTAGAAGATGCAGATGGAAAAGTGACAGCTTTTCGAAATACTCTCCTATTTTTCGTAAAGATACTCACTATTGTATCAGCTGCCATGTTCACCAATAACTTATTAATGGGGACCTACAACACCTTATTAACAACAGTAAGAGATAAGGTATTAGGCTTAACAATTGTAGAAAAGGCTCGTAATGTTGTCAACTCATTAGGTAATGTTATCGCAACGACCACTAGAGCATTATTATGGCTTTTAGCTGCTGGTTATTCTTTGTTAACGGGTAATATAGCGGGTGCAACTTTTGCTATGCGTGGATTCACTGCAGCCATAATGGCAAACCCTATAGGAGCCATAATCACCTTAGTTACCGCCCTGGGTACTGCATTATATTTTTATAAGCAACGACAAGATGAAGCAAGAGAAGCTGCAAGGCGAAATGCTGAAGAAATGAACCGTTTCGGTAATATCCAGAAAGAAACGATGGAGAAAGGACGAATTGCTTCAGATCAGTTTAAAGATAGTACTGAATTATTGATCAGGACTATGAAATCTAATATAGCCACCACTGAACAAAAGAAAAAGGCTTATGAGGCTCTTATAAAGCTATACCCTGAATTAGCAGATAAAGCTAATAAAGAATACACCTGGACAAATAAAATGGCTGAAGCATATGAGTTATTAGCTTTTAAAATTGATTTAGTTGCCAGAGCTAAAGCTAGAGCAGCAGCACGTCAATCTATATATGATGATATAGAAAAGAAAAGGGTTGAAATTGTTCAGAATCAGGGCAAAGTAGAGGATGAACAAGATGTAAGGAATGCCAAAAGAGCTAAAAACAGAGATAATCTAAGAAAAGCACAGAATGGAAGATATGGAGCTTATGATGGTCCTGCTATGGCTGCAACATCTCAAAATGAAGAAATATCCAAAAAGGATTTTGCTGAGCATAATAAACAAGCCGCCAGGTATCAATCAGTTATTGATCAAACTGCTTTGTTGCAAAAGTTATCAAAGGCTGATCAGGCTAGAGTTGATTTTCTTCAGAAAGAGGTGCAAAGAACCCAAGGAAAAAAACGGCAGCAGCTACAGATGGAATTAGATTCTTATTACACCACTGATACCACGGAAACTCCTGTAAAGTCAAATTATAAAATTCCTGAAGAAAAAGAGAAGAAGGAGAAAAAATCCAAGGAAGAGATTGAGGCGGAGCGTGCTCAAAAAAAATATGAGCGTGAAAGGAAGAAAATTCTGGATACAGCTGAAACTTATGACCAAAGAATGTTAGAACTCGAAGCTGAGCGTATACGATATACCGCAGAACTTCAAAGAGATGGATATGAAAAAGAGAGAGATCTAATTACAGCTGAGCAAGAGAAGACACTGGCCGCCTTGGAAAAGAAGAAAGTTTCTGAGAAGGATTTTGAACAGATCCATAATATGATTGCAAAGGAAAAAGGCGAGATGAAAGTAAAGCTTCAGGAAATTGAATTTCAGTGGAAAAATGAAAATGCAAGAATCTCAGCTCTGCAGGAACAAGAAAAGTCTCTATCTAATTTAAAGCTTCTCAAAATAAATGAGAAGTATCTGATGGAGACTTATAAAAAAGAGGAGGAAGCTATGGAGCAACGTCTTGGCTTAGTAGACAGGGAAAAAAATAAAAAAATAGCTTCATTGGACTCGGTTAACCTACAAAAGCTATTTCTAAAAAGTGAGGGCTACACAGATGAAAATTTGAGGAAAATAAAAACTTGGGAAGAAGGGCGTTCTGCAATCGAGAAATTTTACCAGCAAAAAAGATTAGAGGAACAGTTAAGTTTTCTTAAGAAGGCAATTATTGAGTTTAATGTTGCTGCTACAATTAACCCTATTGCTCTTACTCCTGAGCAAATCAAGAAAATTGAGGAATATCAAACTAAAATTGCTGAACTAACCGCTGAAATAACGAAGCTTAAAAAAGGTGATGACACCGATGCTCAAAAAAATAGTATAGGCAGCAAATTAGGTTCTATAGGTGGGCAAACTGACATATTAGGGTTAAACGCAGAGCAATGGGAGGCTATGTTTACCAACACTGATAAGCTAGCCGACAATATTCAGAAGGTTGGAGCTGCAATACAAGTAGCAAAAAATATGTTTTCTATGTATTCTTCATTTGTCCAGGCGAACGAACAAAGAATGCTACAACAGTATGAATTAGCAAGCAAACAAAAACAAACCCGCTTAGATAAACAATTGAAAGCAGGGTTGATTACTCAGGAAGAATATAAGAAAGGAACCTTAGCAAATGAGAAGGAATTAGACAGGAAGAAAGCTGAAATAGAATATAAACAAGCTAAGAGGCAAAGGGCTATGCAGATTGCTGATACTATTGCGAATACTGCAATGTCTATAATGTCTATCTGGGCTCAAGTTCCTAAATATGATTTTGGAGCAACTGCAGCAATTTTATCTGGAGTAGTTGGGGCTTTGGGAGCATTTCAGATTGCTACTATTATGAGCCAGCCCCTTCCTCAAGTTCCTGGTGCAGAAGATGGTTTTTATCCTGTCATCCGCCAACAGGACAATAAAATGTTCAGAGCTCGACGGAAACGATCTGAAACCGGTATCTATGATGAGCCGACAATGCTTGTAGGTGAAGCTGGAAAAAGCTTCCCGGAACTGGTTGTATCCGGAACAGATCTTCAGCGTGTAGATCCGGAAATAACTAACATGTTTATGAAGGATATCGCACGAGTGAAAGGATATGAGCAGGGATTATATCCGAATATGCCACCTTCCTCTTCTTCCAATAGAGAAGATCTGGATCTGAAATTATTAGAAGCAATAAACAAGTATACGGATACAATGGATAAAATACAGAAGTATGGAATCTCAGCGAAGATTGAAAAAAATGCTCAGAATGGCAAAGAATCCTATGAGATGCAAAATGAATACTTAGATCTCGTTAATAAAAATAAACACTAATATGGCAACAACAGACTGGGGAGTAACCCCAAAAGATATATCTGTGGAATGGGAACATTTAACACCATACCCAGCAGTTCAGATTATAAAAATAGAAGCTGCAAGTAATTACTTTCCCGGCTTAACTTCTACATATTCTGACTTCAGAATTCAGGTTATACAGTCGATATTCAATAATGGTGGAGTCTTTTATGAAGTATTTGATTCGAATTTGACCAATGATGGATATATAAATAATGCCGGAGTAACATCTTTAACAGTTAAGGTAAGATATCTTAATCTTGAAAATCAAATCCGAATAAATCAAGGTGCTATAATATTTAAGTTATTTGGGAAAGACTCTTCCGGAAACTGGCAAAATATAAATAATGCCAATGTTTTAATGGATCTTCTGGTAAAGGGAAATAAATCAGATATCAAAACTGAAAAACCATTTTACACAGTATATTATAATAAAGATAGTGGAATCTTATCCGGAGAAACATTAGTTAAGATTATCAATAATAATGATAATAAAGCTCTTGAATTTGAAAATGAAGGCACGTTCGCTACACCTGCGAGCTTTACTACTCAATTTAATCTTAACTTATCTTCTAACCCTGCTCTTCCTTCATCTGGAGAGAAGAATGTACCAGCATTTTTATGGACAAATGGTGTCAGATTTTATGCCTTTTCAATTCAGGTTCTAATCCTGAATAATGGAATTGCTCATACTCCTCAGAATATGTCATTTTTCATCCGGAAAAGCACCAATGAGGTGTTATTGAAAACATTGCGAATTATTAACCCATTTAGCAAGAGTTTTACTGTAACTGCCCCCTCTTGGCTTACATTAAGTGCTACATCAGGAACAGGAAATGCATTTATTGATGTTAGAAATGTAGCTCCTGCGACATTAGCTGCAGGAGATTACTCCGGAGACATCAAAATATTCTTTGAATCACACGAAATCGTTGTACCAGTGACAATGAAAGTAGTTGTGTTCTATAATCACAATTTTACAGATGAATATAATTTTTGCCTTGATGATAAAATATTAAGTGTTTTTAAATACACAGAAAATGCTTTTTTTGCAAGAATTAATATGGAAGTTCTGGTTAAAACACCAGAAAAAGAAAGTGTTTTGACTGTTCCTCTTACCATACCTTATTTTAAGGATAAATGTACAGTGAATATTGGTGAAAAGATCAATAGATATTTTATAAAGAACCGTGAAGAGATATTATCGGAACCAGGGGTGCCCAATCAGTTCGATAATCATGTTCTATTCTTTCCTGCAGTATCAAAATTCACAATTGAAGAACTGGATATCGATCATAACCTTCTTCATAAAGAAAGTTTCGAAAATATAAAGTTTTATCCCGGAAAACGTCCAAAATGTTTCCCGTTTTTGACAAATTATAACGTTCGGAGCCATGTAGAGGACAGTAAAACGATTTTTTCTTTTATTTCCGGTCTTGTAAGCTCTGGAGAACTGTTAGATAATGCATTACCTGAGAATAGTTTGCCTCAGGGAAGTATTGCAAGAGTAAAAGTAGAAGATTCTGAACAAAAAATCAATTTTGGAGAGTCAAAAGTAATTACTGCAGGCAGTCAAAGCTTAAACTACTTCACTATGCCTATTTTGAGCGAAAACAGAGTGAATATTCAGTGGGAAAATCAAAATTTAGCGATGGAAAGTATAACTTTTACGGGAGATTATGCACTTTTAAACGAATACAGTCATATTATACAAAAAAATGTATTTACAGGTGATTTAGATAAATTCAGCACAGACAGAGTCCGGAAAATAAACATTAATACTGGTTTTATTCTAAAAGCCGAGACTGATTTAATAGATGAGTTGGTTGCGTCATTATATTGCCTATTAGAAATCGAAGGAAGATACTATAGTGCAAAATGTATATCACAAAAATTAACCAAAGAAGATTCAAAAAGATCTTTAATTGAATTTGACTTAGAATTTCAAGTTTCTTAAAATGGGAATAACATTATTTACGGAAAAATTCAAATTAGAATTATCCAAACAGAAAGTAACTATCCAGGAAAGTAACTCCCGGATGAATGATAAAGTTTCGACCAAGTTTACATTTCCTTTCACTACACCAATGGATGAAAATTTCATACATTCTATCGGAGATTATATAAGTCTTGAAAACGTAGGGATCGAAAATGTAATAGATTGTTATGCGGAAGTAGAAGGAAAAATATCTGAAGCAAAATTGAATCTACTGGATATTTTTGACACAGAACTATCCGGACAGGTAGATTTCGGATTCGAGGATGTGCCAAGTTTTGATAAGAAGCTATCGGAATTTAATTATGGAAAGTTTCAGGTTCCAGATATATATACATTCGCTAAAGATATATGTGGGCTTAGATATCCGGATACGAATTTCAATTTCCCAAGAATGTATACAACCAAGTATTCTCCGGATCAGGAGATCTGGGATGCATTTGATGGCTATTATAATGATCTAAAACCAGATGGATCTGAAATGAGGCGAAATTACATAGACAGTGATCTGAATATTTTTAATGTTAACATAATCCATCCATGTCCACATCTACTCTATTTGTTGTCCCACGGTTTTGCTGATAAAGGATATAAGTTGGAAGGCGAAATACTAACTGATCCAATGTTGCAAGATGCGTGGATATTCTCCGGGACTCAATATTTTAATACACTAAGCCAGGCTCGATATGGTTTCATATTCTCATCTATGGAATTTAATAGGTTAGATCTGGAGAACGGTCCGGATGATTATGCTTTCTATGAAAAGGAAATTATAATCAAGAAAACCGGAAAGTATACTTTGCGAGGTATTGTCGAATTTTGGAAGGCTTCAAAGATGTGGGCTGATTATGTACTTGTGATCGATAATCAATCTGTCATCTGGCGTAAGTATGATGATTCAAGAGGTAGTATTTTGGAAAAAATACCGCTGGATATCACAATTAATATTACGAAACCGGATACAAAGTTAACTTTCCGTATATACACTCAATATCATGAAGATTCCTGGACACATCAGATCTCTGATCTTACACTGGCATCAGATTCTTTGGAAGATGTAGAAGGGGTAAAGGAAGAATCAAATGTAGTACGAAACCCGAATGAGATCGATTTATCCAGAGCTGTTCCGGATATGACATTTGGTGATCTAGTTAATACGATCCGCTCCTGGTTCAATTATGATATAGAGATATCAGGTAAGACCGTTACAATGAACAGGCTTGACAAAGATCCGGAAAATGTAAAAGACTGGAGTATGTATCAGAGTGTAAAACCTAGGAGAAAACTTCAGCAAAAAAGATCATTTTTGTTGAAGTTTCAGGATCTCGATAATGATGAAAAAATGAATTCGATGTTCTATGATAGTAAAGGGCCTCTTCTCAATGGAAAGGAGAATTCAGATACTACCACTATTGAAATTAATGGATATCCTATGCCGGTTGCCAGGGCAAAAGAAAACGGATATCTTACTGCAGCTGTGAAAAAAGATTCAACCAATACACTTGCCCTGGTGTTTTATAATGGTCTGGTAGCAGGTCAGAATAACGCATCTTATAAATCATCTTGCAGTTTTCCGGAATTATTTGGAACTAACTGGCTGAGATGGCTCAGGCAGCGGATCAATGGATCAGCTTATGAAGCTAGTTTTAATGTTGATATTGAAACCTTCAGCCAGTTTAGTATAAAAGATTATGTGTATTGGCATAATAATATTCATCAGTTTACCTCATGGACAAAAGAGATGATTTCCGAGACTGAATATAAGATCTCCGTAAATACGGAAACCATTATATAA